GGAGAAGTTCATCGAGATACGCGATGTGATGGAGCCGCTACCCATTGCGACGCTCGAAGCGCAGTTCGTGACCAAGAAGCTCGGCGAGGCGGTCGGCGTGAAGCTGGTCAGCGCACCGCCCACGCAGGCTGTGCTGAAGGCGCTGGCGAATACCGCTCTGGTGCAGGGTGGTCCGGCTGCTGAATGGTGGTCGCGGCAGGGTGCAGATACCGCATTCCGCTTCGCCAACGCTGTGCGCCAAGGTGTTGTGCAGGGCGAGACGAACGCAACCATCGTCGCGCGGGTGACGGGCACGAAGCTGGTCCCCGGCGTGCTGGATGTGAGCAAGAAGAACGCCGAGGCGATGGTCCGCACCAGTGTGCAGACGATCAGCGCAGCGGCGAGGCAGGAAACGTTTCAAGCGAACGCCGACATCATCGAGGGATTCGAGCAAGTCTCGACGCTGGACAGCCGGACCACCGATGTGTGCGTGGCCTACGACGGCGCGAAGTGGGATCTGGAGTACGAGCCCATTGCCCCGTCGAAGCTGCCCTACAACGGCGGCGTACCGCGGCATTGGGGCTGTCGCAGCACCATGTCGCCGATCGTCAAGCCTCTGATTGAGGGCATGCCGGGATTCGAGCCCAGCGAGCGCGCGTCGAAGTTCGGGCCGACGAAGGCCAAGACGTTCACGGAGTTTCTAGACCAGCAGACGCCCGAGTTTCAGGACGAACTGTTGGGCGCCGGCAAGGCGGACCTGTTCCGCAGCGGGAAGATCACGCTTCAGCAGTTGCTCGACCAGAAGGGACGACCGCTGACGCTGGCGCAGTTGCGCGCCAAGTACGAATGATCTCCGGAAGTTCTCCGGAGTTTCTCCGGAAGTTCTCCGGAACTTGACAAATCACGAAGGCTCCGCAGTGCGGGGCCTTTTTCATTGGGGCCGTGCCCCGCCAACCACCCCAGTGGGGACATGCAATGACTCTTGAAGAAGCAATCGCAAAGATCGAAGAACTGACCGAAGGCGTCTCGGCACTGAGTGCCAAGAACAAGGAACTGCTCGCGGAGAAGAAGGTGCTACAGGCGAAAGCCAAAGGCGCCGACATCGACCCGGCAGAACACGCCGCACTGCAGACGAAGGTCGACGAGCTCACCGAGCAACTCGGCGCGTCCAGCAAGAAGGGCCAGGCAGAGATCGAGAAGCTAACCAAGCAACTGACCGAGAAGGACGGGGCGCTGCGCAAGCACCTAGTCGACGAGGGCCTGACGGCCGCGGCGATCAAGGCGGGTGTCGCACCCCACTACCTCGATGCGGTCAAGGCATTGCACGGCTCGAAGGTGCAAGTGGAAGTCAAGGACGGCGCCTATGTGGCGCTGCTCGACGGCAAGCCACTCGCTGACGGGCTGACCACCTGGGCGCAGAGCGACCACGGCAAACACTTCGTCTCAGCGCCCGCCAACAGTGGCGGCGGCGCGCAGGGGGGCGGTGGCAGCAGCAACGGCAAGACGATCCAGAAATCCGAGTTCGACGCCATGAAGCCGGCCGCAAGGGCTGACTTCATCGCCAAGAACGCAGGCGTTCAGATCGTCGACTGATCCCAACAGCAACATTTGAAAGGCCATCATGGCAAATACCCTCACCGCACTGGTCCCCACGCTCTTCAGCGCGGCCCAGCAAGTCTCCGCAGAGCCCTTCGGCGTCATCAACGCCATCAACACCCAGTTCGACGACAAGGGCGTTGCCAAGGGTGACACCGTCACCGTGCCGGTCGCTCCGACCCGCGCCGCGACCGACTTTGCTCCGGCCGCCGTGAGCACCTCGGGCGACGATGCGATCGCGACCTCGGTCGGCGTGCAGATCACCGCCTCCAAGAAGGTGTCATGGAACCTGTCGGGCGAACAGATCCGCTCGCTGGAAAACGGCTCGGACGCTTCGGAATGGGCGCGCCAGCTCGTCGCCCAAGGCATGCGTACCTTGCGCAACCTGGCCGAAGCAGACGCCTGCGTCGCCATCAAGAGCGGTGCCTCTCGCGCTGTCGGCACTGCCGGCACCAACCCGTTCGCCTCGGACATCAACATCATCGCCGACGTGCGCAAGGTTCTGCAGGACAACGGCGCTCCGCTGGCTGACCTGCAACTGTGCGTCGATACGACCGCTGGCACGTCCGCGCGCAAGCTGGGCATCATCCAGCAGGCGTATCAGGCCGGCAGCGAAGAAGAGCGCCGTTCGGGTGCCCTGCTGCGCCAGTTCGGCTTCGCGATCACCGAGTCGGCCGGCATCTCGACGCATACCAAGGGCACGGGCGCTTCGTATGTCACCAGCGGCTCCACCGCTGTCGGCGTGCGCGACGTGGCCCTCGTGACCGGCACCGGCACCGTGCTGGCCGGCGATGTGGTGACCTTCGCCGCGGACTCGGCCAACAAGTACGTGGTCAACACGGGCGTCGCTGCTCCGGGCACGATCACCCTCGGTCGCCCTGGCGCCCGCGTGACCATCGCCACGGCCAACGCCCTGACGGTCGGCAACAACTACACCCCCAACATGGCGTTCGAGCGCAATGCTGTGGTCGGTGTGATGCGCCCGCCGCTGATGCCCGCCAACCCGACCATGCAGATGCAGACCATCAGCGATGGCAAGGGCATGACCTACCTGCTGGTGCAGATCGCCCAGTACGGCCAACTGACCTGGGAACTCCACCTCGCGTGGGGCTTCAAGGTTGTCCAAGGCGAACACGTCGCCCTGGTCCTCGGCTAAAGCCAATACGCCCCGGCCTTCGGGCTGGGGCGCACGCAAGACCAACCGAGCATGCCCATGCCCACCCTACGCGCAAACGAGACGCTCACCGTCAGGCTTCCGGCCGGCGAGGCGCTCATCGTCAATGCACCGTCTGGCTCGACCGCGACCGTCATTTCGAAGGCTGACTTCGATCCTGCCGCGTCCGTTTCGGGAACCATCCAGACGTTCGGCCCTTACCAGGCCGCGAAGGTCATCGAACTCGCATGCACGGTGCGCTCGGTCTCCTATTTCACGGCAGTGGTGTCCACGGGCACCGTTGCCGCCTCGCGCGTCCTGACCGACGCCGACAACGGCAAGGTGCTCGAATGCACCGCAACGGCCACCCTGACGGTCCCTGTGGGCCTGAAGGCGGGCTTTCGCTGCACCGTGCTTTGTAGCGGCACGACCAGCGTTGCATCGTCGGGCGGGACGCTGCTGAACGGCGCGACCTCGACGCTCACTCGCGCAGTGGCCACGAACCCAGCGGTCGACATCATCGCCCGCGCGTCGGCTCAAGACAGCTACGTCGTCACCGGAAGCTAAAGCATGGCCCTCGTAGTCGAAACTGGCGCCGGCTTGGCAAACGCTGAGAGCTACATCAGCGTCGCCGATGCCACGACCTACCACACTGCCCGCGGCAATGCCGCATGGGCGGCGCTCGCCTCCGACACGGTGCGCGAGCAGGTCTTGCGCCAGGCGACCGACTACATGGAGCAGGTCTACGGGCTTCGCTGGGCGGGTGCGCGCAAGACCGACACGCAGGCGCTCGCATGGCCTCGCTACATGGTCCCGCGCGCTGACAGTGCGGGCGGCAGCTACTGGCCCGATACCTCGGTCCCGGTGGCTGTGGCCAATGCCTGCGCAGAGCTTGCGCTGAAAGCGTCCACGGGCGCCTTGGCTCCCGACATCGGCCGCCTCAAGAGCAAGACCAAGGTCGGCCCCATTCAGGTGGAATACGCCGACAACGCGACCCCGTACACCCAATACCGGGCGATCGACAACATGCTCGCGCAGTTCCTCGATGGATCGAGCGGCTTGTCGCGCAAGGTGGTGCGGACGTGAGCTTCTACAGCGAACTGGCCGCCACCGCAGACGAGATCCTGCGCGAGTTCGGATCGGTGGGCCTGCTCTCGCGCGTGACACCGGGCGCCTACGATCCCGCCACGGGCACCAGCACGCCGACCACGACGACCGTCTCTGTGATCGCCGCGGTGTTCGACTACGACACGGCTGCGGTCGATGGCTCGCTGATCCTGCAGGGTGACAAGCAGGTTTTCATGTCGGCGGTTGGCATCGCGCCTCCTGCTGCTGGCGACATCCTGACCTGGCAGACGGTCGCTTACACCGTGATAGCGGTCAAGCCGCT